AAATATGTGCTACAATGTTTTTAGTTTCAAAGTAATAAATAATATATCTATTAAGTAAAGGAGAATTTAATGAGCGAGAGAGAAACGTTTAATTTGGAAGATGTAATAATGATGTGTAGTTCATTTGCTATTCAATGTGATGACACAAGAGCAATTATGGCAACTATTGCCACAATGATGACAGTTCATGCAGATGCACAGAATATGGACTTACTTGACTTTGTTGATGAGTTTGCCGACTTCATGAGATTTTCAGTAGCAGATAATCATATTATAAAGCAGGCTACAGAAAAAGTCACTAAAGCTATCAATAATGAAGTGAATAAGAAGTCAAAAGTAAATCGAGACAAAACTGGGAATGTAGTTAGTTTTCGTTACAAAGAAGATGAGGAGTAATTAATATGTTGAGTATGTTAAAAACATGGAAAGGTAAAGTAGTTGTTAATGATATTGAATATGATTCGATACAAGACGCTACAATCAATTTTAAGAGCAATTCAGATGATATACATATAATTCTCAAGTCTAACTCAGAAAGTCGCTCTGTGAAGCGTGTAGAAGTGTCAGAAAGCACTTCAAACGAACTTGAGATTACAGTCAAAGCATATATGACTAGAGAAGCAATACCCGAGTTCGATTTCATGGCAAAGTTTAATAACAATGAACCGATGCCGATGCGAACAATGCAAGGTACAATCGAGAAAGAAACAAGAGGAATGTATTATATGCATTTACATGGATTAGCAAAGCCTACAATAATTTGTTATTGCTGTGGTAAAGAATTAACTAATCCAGTTTCAAGACATTACGGAATCGGCCCTATATGTTTAGGAAAACTTGGTATTATTCGTGAGATTGATGATATTGAGAATATCAGAGAAGAGCTTGTTAAAATTGAGTGGAGCGGTTGGGTAATAAAATCAGCAATCACAGAAATGAAGGAGGTGTAATAATTATTGGAAAATAGAGAATTATATGAAAAGCTTAAATTAGCGGTAGCAGAGATTGTTAATTTAAAAGTTAGTAGAATGAGAGCTAATTTAGGAGTTGGTTATTGCCCATATCTGTATTATGGTCAGTCTATCCCAGATGATATCGATTGTAATAAAATTAGTTGCGGAGAATGTACTATAGTTTGGGAAGATAATACATATATACGGATTACTGATGAAGTCCGAGAAAAATATGGTTTAAATGAATATAAGGAGGTGTAATATGGGAAGAGGAAGAGCACCGAGAGTTAAATTCAATGCTCAGAAATTTGATGAAGATGTTAGAAAGCATGAAGGTACTCGTTTTAATCAGTCAAAGATTAGTGAGTTTATAATGGGTAGAAATGCTACATATTACTGTGAAGCTCTTAAAGAAGAGAGGATAGCAGAAGAAGTTCTGGAAAAAGCTTGTAAGTATTATGAACTGGATAAAGTAGATTATATTATCACAGAAGAGACAGAAAAGAAGCAGATTCAGCAGAAAGCTGATACTCAGAATTATGAGAATGTTCTTACATATTTAAAAGGTATAGATGATTTATTGAGAGAGCTATTAGCGGCAGAGAAGTCAACACAGTTTATCCTTAATGAGATGAAGAACAACCTGATGAAGTCTAACACGAACGAGAAAGCAATGATAGAGAAGCTTGAAGCTGTAGAGAAACGTGAGCAGGCTAAGCATAACACATATACTAAGTTTAAGTAGGAGGTAGTATGAACGCAAGGCAAAAAGCAAAGAAGTATAAAAGATTAGTAGAACAATACAAGAGTAAAGCAGATGCTTATGATAGAGCTATGAAGATTGACTCATTCAATCAGGAAGCAATACCATATAAGATTGAAAAGTTACGATATATGAAATTAGTTCCTATGCTCGACTTTAAAATGTTGCCGGAAGATTTTGTAAAAAATGAAATGGCTACAGATATAGGACATACATTGTTGGATAATAACTATATTAATTTTAAAATTGAAGATAGATTAGAGTTGGATTGTAAGCAGTATTCAGCACTAATTAATATCGCAGTAGAAAGGCATTATGATGAACAGACCCACTCGATTTTATAGTAATAAACAGGAGAAGAAAGTAGCAAAAGCTATTGGTGGTAAGAAAGTTGCTAACAGCGGAGCTACAGCTTTTAATAAAGGTGATGTAACTACAGATGATTTCCTTATTGAATGCAAGACATGTACAGAAGATAAGAAGTCATTCAGTATCAAGAAAGAATGGATAGAAAAGAACAAAGAAGAAGCTTTTGCGATGTGTAAAAGTTATTCAGCATTAGTATTTAACTTTGGGCCTAATAGTGAAAACTATTATGTTATAGATGAAAGACTATTTAAGTTGTTAAAGGAGGTAATTGAAGAAGATGAGTAAGCAGAGATATGTATATGGTTGTGACGGTGGAACAATCATGATAGGAAATGCATCAAGTAGAGTATGTATTCCAAATGGATACGGAGATGGCTCGCATTGTGTTTATGTGTATGGCATCAATGACGTATTTAAGAGCGATAACTATGAGTTTATGGGTGCTGTACAAGGTAATGAACTTAATGTATACGATTATGATTGTTTACATGGTGCAGAGCTTTCAGACCCAAGCCGTATATTGTGCAGACTTGAAGATGGAAGATATGCAATTTATGTAAATGAAGGAACAGTAGTTTTAAAACAATGGGATTAAGGAGGACAATAATATGAATAAGACAAAGGCAGTATTAGAGCATTTACAGAGAGAAGAAAGTATTACAAGTTGGGAAGCTATCAATAAGTATCGAGCAACAAGATTATCAGCTATTATATTTAATCTTAGGGCACGTTATGATATCAGAACAATAATGATGGACGGTGAAGATTGCAGATATGCAAAGTATGTTTATCATGGAGAAAAGCATGATGATTAAATCATTCAGAGGAAGAGATGGTAGTTTATACCGATACTATGCACCGGATATGCAAGACGTTGTTCATGATGATAATATTGAAAATGATGTACTTGCTAATGCCGTAGCTACAACTGGAGCTATGCTTACAGACTTCCTTAATCGGAAGTCTGTATCAAGCATTGTAAATAAGTTAAGAGAAGAGGAGAAAAAGAATGACAAAGAAAATAATGACAAAAAATGATTTAAAAGATGGTATGATTGTTCGTACACTTGATAATGCTTTATATTTGATATTTCAAGATAAATTAATAGACCGTGAAGGATTTATTAGATTAACTATGTATTCAGATGATTTGCGACACATATACCATGATGATTGGACTATTACAGAAGTTTATGATGAGCAGTTTGAAAGATTAGATATAGCATTTCTTGTAGAAGGTGCGAATCCGATATGGAAAAGATGTCCACCTGTAGTAGAGATGACTGTATCAGAAATAGAAAAGAAGTTGGGTATTGAAAATCTAAAAGTAGTAGCAGAGAAGGAGTAAAATATGGCAAAGCAGACATTAGCAGTCAAGTACAGACCAAAGACTTTTGATGATGTAACAGAGCAAGATAGTATTAAGATTATACTTAAACAACAGCTTGAAAGCGGGGAGTTTAGGAATGCATATTTGTTTGTTGGTGGAGCCGGAACTGGCAAGACTACGACAGCACGTATTTTTGCTACAGAGATTAATCATCATGAAGGAACTTCTATTGAGTTAGATGCCGCAAGTAATAGTGGAGTTGAGCATGTTAGGAATATCATACAGCAGGCAAAGACGAAGAGCTTAGACAGCGATTACAAAGTATTTATTATAGATGAGTGTCACAGTCTAAGTCGTGAAGCTTGGGAAGCTTTTCTCAAGTTGATTGAAGAACCTCCAGCAAAGTCAATATTCATATTTTGTACGACTAACCCTGAGAAGATTCCTAAAACAATTCTTAGCAGAGTGCAGAGATTTGATTTTAGGCGTATCAGTCGAGACGGCATAATAAAGAGATTAGCTTATATAATAGAGCATGAAAATTCTGATATGATTTTAGAAGCTGGAAATCGAGATGTATTAGCTTATGACTGGGATGATAATGCATTAAGTTATATAGCTAACTTAGCCGATGGCGGAATGAGAGATGCAATAACAATGATGGATAAATGCTTATCATATTCAAACGAGTTAGATATTGAGAATATAATAAAAGCATTGGGTGTAACTGATTATACAATGATGTGGAAGCTTACATGTGCATATGTTGAAGATATACCAGAAGATATCATTAAGACAGTAGAAGAGATACATATGAGTGGGTCAGATTTAAAACAGTTCATAAGACAGTATATAGATTTTGTATTAGATATCAAGAAGTGGTTTATATTAGGTAATTTTGACTATCTGTCATTACCAGCTATAGAAGAAACAGAAACTAATTTAAAGAACCTTGATGAGCGTGATACAAGTTATGATGATATTACACATTTACTTAATAAACTTATAGGGCTTAATACAGCTATTAAGTATGACCCATCACCTAAGTGTATTATAGAATCAGTTCTGATAGGAGGAAATTAAATGAAACGATTCTCAGAGTCAGAAAGAACAACGATGATATTAGAATGTGCCAATTATTGTGTTCAACATAATTGGAGTACAAGAGTTATCGCAAGAAATATGGGAGTAAGTCAGACAACAGTTTGTAAATGGTTGCATGTTAATTTAAAGTATATAGACAGTCAGTTATACAACCAGTGCAAACGTGCATTGAATGATAGGAGAAGCGAGAGTTTATGATAGGACAGAAAGAACTAATAAAACTTGTGAAGTCGCAGATTAAGAATAAGGACTTTCCAAGATTCAGCATTATAGTAGGTGCAAGAGGTAGCGGTAAGAAAAGCCTTACAGATATTATCACAAAGACAATGAAATTAAATTATAGTTATCGTAGTGGTATTGCTGTATCACAGGTAAGAGATGCTATATCTCAGATGTACAAAAGTGTGGACACAACAGTATTTACTTTCTATGATGCAGATGAAATGTCAGTACAAGCTAAGAACGCACTTCTTAAAGTCGCAGAAGAGCCGCCACATAATGTACATATCATAATGACAGTAACAGACTTGAATAATGTATTAAGCACTATAAAGAGTAGAGCATTCATATATAGAATGGAGCCTTATAGTCCAAAAGACTTAATTAAATATGCAAGCGAGTATGGTAAAACAATGAATGGCAAATTAATTACTGATTTATGCGAAACTCCAGGCGATGTTAATATGCTACATGACTGTAATGCACAGGCACTTTATAACTATGCTACATTAACAGTAGATAATATAGCAGAAGTTAGTGATGCAAATGCATTGAAGCTTGGAAGTAAGATAGCATTTAAAGACGATGATTCTGGTTTTGACATGCTGTTATTCTTGAAAGCATTCAGACAGATATGTATGGATAGAATGTGTACAGCAATCATAGATGGTGTGCAGGAAGAAATAAACAGATACGCATCAGGAGTAGATGCCGTTAATCACACTATTAGTCAGTTACATATTACAGGAATAAATAAATCGCATATCTTTGATATGTTTATATTAGATATCAGAAAGGTGTGGAAGTGATGGAAGTAGGATGTGCAAGTTGTGATGCTAAGAATAGGTGTATAGACGCATTCTCTGCTGTGTCTCCTTATTGTGGAGCATATGATAAACGAGAAGTCACAATATTTAAAGAGGGTATAATATACAATGGAGATTCAGGAACTGAAACAGAGGATAAAGAATAACAATATACCTAACTTCTTAATCTTTTCAGGAGAAGAGTGGACGGTTAAAAAGATATATATAAAGCAGATAGCAAAAGTTAAGAAGTTAGGTATTAAATATATAGACACTATATCAGATGCATCAAATCAGATAATTGGTAAATCTTTATTCAATGAGAATTATCTGTATGTATGTATAAATGATAAAGAGTTTATGACAGAGGAGAAGCTACAACAGCAAATCATTAATAATCTATCAAAAAACATGCTCATATTACAGCTTACAAGCGTTGATAAGCGTCTTAAATTCACTAAGACGTATAAAGATAGCATAGTCGAGTTTAACACGCTAAATGAAGCTGTTTTAAAGCTTTATATACAGAAAGAAATAGCTCTATCAGATAAGTATTGTGCGATACTGATGGATATATGTGATTATAATTATGGTCACTGTCTGTTAGAGATAGATAAAATAAAGCGGTTTGATAGTAGCTTAGTAAGTACAACCGCCATAAATATTTATGATGCTGTGTTTGTAAAGTTATTATCTGATGGGACAATCTATGTACCACCAAAAGAAGCATTATGGGATTTTATAAAAGCTGTATTACAGAATAAACCTAGATTAGCATTTGATTTATTGTCAGATTTAAAAGCAATAGAAACACCTGTACTATCTGTATTATCTAATCTTTATACTAACACAAAACAGCTATTGCAAGTGCAGACATGTACAAGTAACGATATAGCAAAGACAACCGGCTTGACAGCTTGGCAGATAAAGAATGCTAAAGAATGCATAAATAAATGGACAACAGAAGATTTAGTAATTTTAATGCGATTGATACAGCGAACAGAAAGTAATATTAAATCTGGCAATATAGATGTAGATATAGCAATAGAATATATTTTGACGCAGATGTGGTAGTCATTATAGTTCGTTGCAAATTTGACAGATGATTAAATATGATGTATAATGTTTATAGTGATTCATGTGTCGTTTCTCTTTTCTTTTCCGACATATGTATTTACATTTCTCCTTAACAACTGGTAGCTATGTAGCATAATAGGTAAAATGCGGGTCGTATAACGATAACGATGCAGGTTCGATTCCTGCCATAGCAATAAGAACTTATCACGCTTGTTATAGCTAATTGGATTTACTTCTTCTGCCATTGATAGACTTTGTTAATTCAATGCTATCATAACAGCGGACCACGATAAGTCAAAGGTCTGTCGTGATGCACAAGGTGTGCTTTGAGCAGGCGGGTTCGATTCCCGTCACGACAACGAGGCTGGGTCGCACCCAGATGATGTGAGCGGGTTCGGGATGCCCTCACAGAGAATGAAAATGCCGAGAACGGTTAGCTATGTAGGTATATCAGTAGCATTGTAATGAGGAGTACCTTCCCTATCGGAACTCGACCAAAGCGGTGTCGCCAAATGGTAAGGCATGTGATTTTGGTTCACATTACTACAGGTTCGAGTCCTGTCACCGTTGCTAGAGGTAAAGTATTATGAAAGAACAAAGATATGATAAATGCCTAAGATGTCATAGAAAGTTAAAAACAGAAGAAGCACGAAAGATAGGATATGGGAAAGTATGTTTAGAGAAAGTACAAACTAATCATACTAAGCAACTATTTAGTTTACATAATATGAAGTAATATGTTATACTTCAAGAAAGGAGAAGAATATATGGATAATGAGACATTAGCTACAGAAATGTTGCGAGAAATTAAGGCAACGAGTAAAAGATGGTTTATAGCTTTTCTTGTTACATTAAGTTTGTGGTTTGCAACAATAGTAGGATTTATTCTTTATGAATATTATACTTTACCGGTTGAAGAAACAACTTATGAACAAGAAGCTGATAACCAGAGTAGAAATCTTATTATAGGAGGAGACTACAATGGCGAAGCAGAGAGTAACCCGTAAGAAAAGAGGTAGACGTAGAGTCAGAAGTAGATGAGTCATACCATATTTTACCCCTTATAAGAGTAAAGCTCTATACAAATTGTCTTTTGTTAAATACCTCCAAGTACATTATATAAAAGAACTGTCATTTACCACGTATAGAGCTTTACTTACAAGGAGAGACATATGGCAAGTAATATTAAAACTATAAAGAAATTGCAAATGGCAATTAATTCAACATGTGAATATAAGATGCTGTATCAGACTACCCAGTTTTATTCAACTAGACAAAAACGACCTGTAACAAAATATATTCTCAAGAAAGCACAATATAATCCAAATACAGGTAGAGCCGAGAGCGAAGAAGTGTTTAGCACATATTCACAATTACAGATTATCATGTATCTCAGAGATTATTGGTGTGCAGTACAGGGCATACCGATACCAACCGATAACGAGATATGGAATGCTATAAAAGAGCGTGATAATATAACATTTAAGGATGTGATGAAGCATGAATGACGTAATGCCTAAATATACAGATGAAGAAATAGCAACCGGTATAGTAAGAACAGATAAACCACTTAATACTAAATATACTCTTGAGTCTCTAAAACGTATGGGACAATATAGTACATCAGTAAAACCAATTACTCAGACTGAAATGAGTAGCCGGAGAAGATGTTATATAACACATACACAACATCCGCTTACTTTTAGAGAAGCGAGATTCATAGATGAGTATATGGCGACTGGTGATAAAGTATTAGCTGTTGAAAAGGCCGGATTTACTGTTAAGCACAAATCAAGTAAAGCTAACGAATTATTAAAGAAAGATTATATAGCAGACGAGATAGCTTATCGCTCAGAGATATATGCCGGTGAATTAGTAGCAGACAGAAACGAAGTTCTTGGTTATCTTACAGCCGTAATGAGAGGAGAAGTAAAAGACCAATTTGGACTAGATGCTCCATTATCAGAGAGGACATCAGCGGCAAAAGAATTGAAGAAAGTTCTTATAGATGATGTAGAAAAAGGTAAACAAGCACAGGCACAACAAGTAATAGTAAACATAGATATGAACAGAGATTCAGAACCAGAAACAGTAGTAGATATTCAACAGTTATCTGATTAAATAGTTATCCTCTAGCTTTCCAAGCTACATCTCCATTTTAAGAAGTTGGGCATATTTCATAAATGTGTTCAACTTCTTTTTTATACTTGAAAAATAAAACCTCTATGGGCAGGAAGTCATTATAGTTCGTTGCATTTTTTGGTAGAAATTTTTGTTGGTAAAATTCGCACTTTGGTCCTCACTAATTTCCAATTTCCAGTGGAAATTAAAATATTATATTCCAATGTTTTGTATAATATATTTTTTAGCACTCTTTTTTTATATAATAGAAGAAAACTTTTAAAAATATTATTTCCAAAGTTCGGAAAGTTCTTATTTTATAAGCGTTTATGCTACATTTTACAAGTGCATTTTAATTATAAAATGACAAAAATTTGATACTTTTCGACAGATATTTGATATTAATTCCATTGTATAATGAACATGTAAAAAAAGTATATATGCTAGGCTGTATGTTGGTAAAGACGCCACAGTCACATCTACAATGTATGGTTTGGAAATATACATAGTTATAGTATCTTTAATACAAGAAAGGAGATTAGTTATGAGTTATGTAATTAATGGAGCAACAAAGAAAGGTCAGAGAGTTCTGGCAATGGCAGAATCAAATATTGGTGAGGAACTTTATCATGTATATGGTAGTTTTTCAAAAGCTAAAGCTGAGGCAATGGATGATTGTAAAGCTGAATGTGGCAGAGACAAAGGTTGGAACTTCCATATCTGTAGTAGAAATAGTAATTACTTTGTAGTTGCTTGGAACTATGAGAACACTGAAACTGGAGAAACTATGACAGTAGTTAAAACTGGTAGAAATACTTATGTAGTTGATGGCAATCGAGCATAGAAAGGAGAATAGTTATGACAGGTAGAATTGAGTATGTAAAGCAAAATGAGGATTGGATAGAAATTGAATATGTTCCGGATGAACATGATGAGGAGAGAGATTTTCAGCCAAGCTTCTGGTGGAATAATCAAAGATATTATCTGGATAGATTCATAAGAGTTCATAATAATCCTTGGATGGGAGGAATCTCAGATGCTCCGGATTACATTC